TGGATATCTGTTGCAAATGCACTTCAAGGTGCAATCTCAAAGTTATCTTTGAGCTCTTTAGTCCGAAAATTGTCATTCTTTCCGGTTATCAAAATCTTCTCAAAAGTAATGATAGCTGCTGAACGTGAAATCACGATCTTGCAACCATTAATGAAAATAGCATGTGCTATTGTTGAAGAAATTTTTAGACAAATTTCACCTTCTATCCTAGGTGATTACATCACCATGGAAACAGACAAAGCTAAGAGTATCTATGATACTCTGTCAAACTTGGCTGAAAATGAAGATTTGATTTCAATCTGTATTGATTGTAAGAAATGGAATAACCATATTAATATGGATATTCTCTCAAATTTTACCTCATCCTTATTTAAAGGATTACTAGGTACAAATGAGAATTCTTGTGTGGCAGAACAATTCTGCCAAGCTGTTTTTAAGACTTATTCAAAGAAGAAAGTCTTAATTGAGTTGAAGAGATACTCTTCACTAATCCATTACATGGTATATAAGATGGCAACTTATGCCGAATTAGATTCCAGTATGGAACAAGTTAGACCAGGTTCTAACTTACCTAGGATGTCCAAGAGATCATTTATTATAAATAAATCATTGATGGATATTCTTGAGGAAAAGACTGAAGATAAATCAACAGTCAAAGAAGAAGATAGGAAAGAGAGACGACGTCACATTATTGAAAAATATGAAAATTTAGTATTAAAATATAATACTGAATTTCCGCAGTTTATGTTGGCAATTAACCAATATATTTCAAATAAAGCTCCAACTCTTTTGAGATCATCTAATCTCAAAGGAGAGGAATTAGACACATTTATCAATGAAAATGTGGATACCATCATGAAAGAATTAGATTACTTCCAATTGATATCAAGAAAAGGTACCAAATCTGATACCTTCAATAACTTTACACAAGATTGTGTATTGGTTTCCACTCCATATGGAATGGGTCAAGGTATATTCTCAACCGTCAGTTCTACCTATGGTAGCTGCGTCTTGACATACCTTGGAAATCAGCTAAAAGCTGAATATAAAGATAGAATTACATCTATCAAACACCTGGAGACATCAGACGATATTTTAATATTTGTAAAAGTATTAAAACCTGATGAAAAAGATCCGACTAAGTCGAATCAAGCTTTACCAGATGTTTTATTAAAGTACTATAATGATATGTTGAAGAAATTCAACATAGAATTATCAGTGCATAA